CCTTTGTCGCTGTCGTCCGTAAGAGTGATGGCGTCAAGGGGTGCTTGGAGTTCACGCACAGTCCAAGGTACTACTTCAACTTCATGCCGATTGATATCAAATCGGTCCATTTGTAAGTGTAGCGTTTGAGTAGGACCGGAGGAGGTCAAACTTGGGATCGGTCACGCATCCCCAAGTTGGCTTTTTCCGGTCCGTTTTTTTGACCTTGGATAGGTGTTTAGATACCGCCTACCGGGAAGCGCGGAAAAGCCCGTAAAACGGCCCATCGGATTAGCCACGTTTAAACAGCCCTAGGACGCGATAAACCGGACCGAGGCAGGTAGGGATAGCCCCCATCCCAGAAAGGCTTATAGGCGCGTGTTATTTCGTGGAATTAGCCCTATTCCGGATAGGGCTTCTTTCCGGAGGCCTCCCGGAGGCCGGTAGGAGGCCGGTAGGCGTGTCCGGGAGGCCGGATCGGACCGGGAGGCAGGGCGGCCAGTTTTATCGCCTCCCGGACGATGCTCCTTTCAAATCGCTTTCGCCTGGTTCGCTTTCAGGGATAGCGTAACAAAAGGTAAACGTAACTATTGGAGGTTGTTGGTATGAATAAACCATTCATCAATATCAGCGAGCTACGCCAATTGGTCGAGAGCGGGAAGCCTGTTACTGAAATCGCCAGAATCATCGGCACGACACCGAGCACGATCAAGGTACTCTGTTCCAATAACGGTATCAGCCTTCTGCTCCCGCCAGTCGAGCACTCACCACGGACCGTGGCGCATGTCGCGATGTACAAGAGCGTCCACGATGCCTATGCGGACCGCGCAAAAAAGTATCGGATAACTCCCGCGCGGTTAATGAATGCGATCTTGACGATCATAGTGAAGGATAATTTATTCTCTGCTGTGCTAGACGATAGCAAGGAACAAGATGGGTTACTGCGGCAGAAGCCAAGCCGTTACCATCGAAGGGCTGCGCCGGTAAAACCCGGCAATGGTGCTGCCGCTGATCACAAGATCGTCACCCATCCGTCAACCGATGGTCCAGACAGTCTCGTCCTAGGCAAGGTCAGCGGCAGGTCACCAAAATGAGAGCCTCTATGCGCCATATGAAAGATCACAAGAACCGCAAGACGCGCAACGACAACCACGACAAGCGTATGCAATGGGGGCTTCTCAAGAATACAATAAGCACGAGTTCAAGAAACCGCCGCGTCAAGGTATCGCTCGCCAAGATCAAAATTGAGGGAAAGGACTGAAAATGTTTTTGATGTTACCAGATGATAATGAAGGAACCTGGCGCGTTGTGATTGATAGTGATGATGATAAACGACACCACATAGCTGAATATCTAACTAAGCTAGAAGCCGCCATCGTTATTCACTATCTGAATGGTGGAACGAACGTAAGTGAGGAATATATCGAACGTCTTTTCAATAGGTCATAGGTGACTGATGAGAGACAATCGGCTCGCCCCACCTTGGAACTGGCATCACGAGTTGCACCAGATCACTGGCGCGATAGCCCGACACGGCAGTAAGATCGACAAAGAGCTAGTCAAGCAATGGATCGAGGCAATGAAGAAGATCACCAAGTCAATGCGGGAGGAAATAAAATGAGACGGGTTCTGGTCTGCGGTGGGCGAGACTATACAAACAAGGAACTCTTGTATCGCAAGCTTGATGAGGCACATGAGTTTAGCTCTATCGTTTGTATTATCTCCGGGATGGCTCCTGGAGCTGATACCTTGGCCGCTGAGTGGGCAAAAGAACGCGGCATAGAGTTAGCTCCATTTCCGGCAGACTGGAGCAAATACAGCCGCGCCGCAGGACCAATAAGAAACGCAAAGATGCTCGTTGAAGGGAAGCCTGATGTTGTTATGGCGTTTCCCGGCGACAAGGGCACTAAGGACATGATCAAGCGAGCGACCAAGGCAAAAATCCCCGTGGTTCAAATTCACATATGAGGAGAGACTACAATGAATAGCTATTTGCGGATGGCGACGCTATCCGTTGCGCTACTCTCGGCAACACCCAGCGATGCTGCTGTGTTGACGTATACCTATCAAGGACAGCCATTGTTTTACGGTTCAAATTCAACAGTAGGCTGGACTGGACAATTTAGCATTGATACGGAATTCATGCCGCCAGGGAGAACACTTAGCAATGCGGTGTTCTCTTTCAATTGGGACGCGAACAATTTTAGACAAATGCTAGACGGTTTGTCACAGGTGGGAATCAGCATTAGTTATGGCCCGATGATCAACCCAGGCATTGGACGCGGACACTTCGCGATAATGTTCGACGTAGACCATCACATATCATCATGGGAGGGTTACAACACGTTCGGATACATCGATCCGTACACCATGAATGGAATTGATGGATGGTCCACAGGCTTTGCGCAAAGCATCGGTCCTGGTACTTGGACCGGTGGCCGTGCGGTTGCGGCCGTACCGTTACCAGCGACGTTGCCGTTGTTTGCTATTGCTCTTGGCGTAATCGGTCTAATTGGGAGGCGCAAATGAAACTATATCCGTGGGATGAGGTTATCGAAAAGTGTGAATTGATCCTCGCACAAGGCGGAGCCATATATCAACAATTCAACTGCCAGCATTGCGGACGTAAACAAACAATGGACAAGCCAAATAGCTTTTACATTGCTGGGATATGCGAGGAGTGTGGAGGAACGACCGACATTAAAAAGAACGGGATGAATTATATGATTCATCTTGGCGCTAAGGTGAAATAAAAAAGGGGAGGCGATTATGCCTCCCCAATTCATTTAAGCCGCAGCGAGAAGCTTCTGCTGTTGCTTACGACGACGCAACTTCAGCATACCGAGTCCAGCGATGCCTGAACCAAAGAGCCAAACCGCACCAGGGATTGGTACTGCCGGCGCTGCTACCCCAGGCGTGAGGAAGAAGCTATCCGGCCCATCGTTCGTACCAGTGAGGCGCCCAAAGAACGCATACTGGTGGTTGGCGATGAGGCCAAGGGTCGTTAGCCCATTCAATGTGTAGTCTGGGAAGCCCGTCCCATTGTTGAGAGAAGGAAGGGCTATGCCATCATTTATGTCCGGCAAGTAAGATGCAAGGACCGCGAACGACCCAGGAGTCACGTCAAGGAAGAAGAACGACTCCAAGGTCTGCGCACCCTGACCATTGGCTTGGTTCATATCGATGCCGATGCTGAACCCCGTGCTACCGGGAATGCCAGCCGCTGCATTGATCGCCGCTATGACAGCGATCAACTGCGTACCACTGTAGTTGACCGCTGAGATAGTATCGGTTCCAAGTAACGTGTCCCTGAGAATACCCGATGAAAAGTAAGTCTCAGAGGTCTGGTTGCCTTGGTTGCCGTAGTCCGTGTAACCAAAACCCAGCGCTGTGTTGGTTTGGTTTGGTTGGTTGGCGCCGCAGATGATACAAGGATTGTTCTGCGGTTGATTCCCAGCCGGTACGCCACCAAGCGTCAAGTTTGTGCCGCCGATAGTAAAGACTTGACCGCCAAGAGTGCGGGTAGCGGCTTGTGCTTGAAACGTAAAAGCTAGCAACGACGCTGCCACCGCAGCGCCAAGTAGAGTTTTCATTGGAGTTACCTCTGGTGAGAGTTGTTCGAACAACACAAGCCTATCACAAGGTTGTGACAGGCGGTAGAAAACTTTTCATTGTAAAACAAAAAAAAGCCCCAACGCTCGGTCAGGGCTAAAAGTCACGGAGGGAGAGTTAGTAACTCTTAGAGTTGATCCATACAAGAAGGAGTATTACAAACACACCAAGCACGCCAACAACGCTTCCAAAGACAATCCAGAAGCCAACATCATTCATTTATTTCGGTCCCTCAAAATTTCATTGACGACGCGCTGTAGTTGTGCCTCCATGCTTCTGACGTGTTGTTCGAGGATTGTGATGCGTTCTTCCATCTTGCCCATTCGTGCAACAGAATATTCCGCACCACGCGTCTCCATTATTGCCACCCGTGTTTCTAGCTTCACAGAATAGGCAAGGATCGACGCCGCACCAGCGCCGATGGCGAGAAGCTGTGCGATCAAGAAATATATCAGCGTGGAATTTTCTTTCATCCACGACCGAACTTCCTCGACCATCAGCGTATCAATGGTCGGCCAGTATCAACGATGCCGACCATATCGAGGAGGAGAAGGATCAGGATGAGGACGCAAACCACGGTTATCACGACCCGTGCGATTTGCTTGAATGGCGCCATCATTGGCAGGTTGTCTACCAGATATATAAGCAACCAAGCAATAACGCCAAGCACGATCAGGTAGACGATGAAGTGGATCAAGGTATTGATCATCGGTGGCCTCCTGTTTTATGAAACTGGTACGCCATTGACGGTTACTATTACATCGCCGATTATCTCGATATTGACGCGCGCCTCCACGACTGGCGGATGCGGCATCGGTCCTGGTATTGGCGGACGTGGCATTGGAGGTGGCATCGGTTCTGGTATTGGCGGCATAGGCATAGGTGGCCGCGTTGGCTCAGAGATTTCACCGCTGAGTTGATCCGCCATAGCGGCGCATATCGGATTGAAGTTTAACTCATACTGCTTCGTGTCCGCCTCGCTGTCCACGAAACAAACCTCGAGCAACACCGCCGGCGCTGATGTCTTGTTGAGGAAGAACAAATCGGTCCGCTTCTTTGGACCGCGATTGATAAAGCCACCTGATTCAGAGATGACCTTGGATAGCTCTGTCGCTAGGGATTGCTGTGTCACGTACAATACCTCCGTGCCCATCGGTTTATTTGTCGTCTTGTAGGCGTTGAAGTGAACAGATATGTCAAGTTGCCGCGTCCTGCTATTGTGAAAGTCAACAATGCGATTGAGGTTCTCATTTTGCGTCTTAGACACATCATCATGGAACGTGACGACATTGCAGCCGCGCATACGTAGCTCCAAGGCAAGCTTCTCCACAACGCTGCGCGCCTCGTCAACTTCATCGAGATAGCCAGAAGCACCACGGACATATTTCCCGTGTCCAGAGGACATCACGATTGAATTATAAATACCCGTGTCGGTTTCATCTGGTAGTTCGTATGGGAAGGTCACTTCAACCTCATCGTCCGTCTCAATGCCCAATGCCGACATAAGCCCAGGGGACAAATCCGCAACACGGCCAGTATCCTTATGCGGTCCCCAGTCCGCTGGATAGGCCATAAACTCCTTGCCGGTCTTTGGCGAGCGTACCAACGCCATAATGCCGAGCAATTCATTCTTTGATGTCTCGTCATAGTCCCAACGACAGGCAACATAGAACTCCTCTGGGTTAAGCCGACGCGCTAGGCCTGTTGTGCCTGGAGGCTGATGCGGCAAGAATAGATGCGGCGCGTCAGCAACCTCATAGATGAACGCTAGGCCTTCGCTTGGCGATACTCCCGTATCACGGGGACCGCCAAAATGCGAACATTTGCCGGTGATTGTTCTCATAGCTTTGCTGCCCGCAGCCACATGGCTTCCATTGCTTCTGGCGTTGTGTTTTCGGTATTGAGATAGGCTGCCAGACCTATTACAAATTCATGATCGATAGGGATGCTCTGCGCGCCAACAAAGAACATATTGGCCTCGAACTCCCGGTCATCCGGCACGTTATTAGATTTGATGTAGTTGTCTATCTCGTTTGGCAGCGCGCCGGTCTTCATCGTACCCAGCGCGGAGTTCTGGGTTATCGAACCCATATTGGCGAGTTCTTGATAGAACTGGCGGCGCGAGATTGGCGGTGGCTTGAGCGGTGGCGGCGGGATGTAAGGCATCGTCACACCGCCCAGCGCAACCCATTCCTGGTACGCAATCCAGTCGGCATTGTCCGGATCATTAGGAATGACCGCACCGTCATTGCGGATCACCGCGGTCCCTTCCGCGTTGGCGAATGTGTACGTCACCTCTTGCGCCTTGACCTCTGGCGGCGGGATCACAAACGGTGGCGTTGGCGGCATGAAGCTCCAGTCATCATTAGGCATTCGGTAACCTCGCTTCTGCTTTCAGTGATGTGAGCCAAACAAATCCTGCGGTGCTTGTTAGATCGCCCAAAAGCTCGCACGAATATGGAGTGATATGGTTTGTTGTCGGATAACCAGCGTTGAACGTTGCAGAAGTTGCAGCAGTGATCGTCATTGTTGGCGCTATCCGCATATACGGATTAAAGTGATACGTTGCGCGACGATAAACGTTCGTTTCAATTGGATGTAGCCAAAGGCCACTAGGACCATACGTCTCATATCTGAGGTATCTTTGACACAGAAGGAGTTCCTCGTCATAAGGCCGCATCAGGTTTGGCAATTCATAATATGCCGGTAGCTGTGTGCCAGCGCTGATGAAAAGCGAGGTGATATAGAAAAAATCAGCAGCGGCAGGAATTAGATTTACCGAATTGGTGGTCTGCACTTTGTTAGTCGATCCCCAGGCATTGAGAACCGATGCCGGCGAAGCTTCCTTGCCTGCAGCAAAAAATTCGATCCGCAATCCTACTCCATTGGTGATGTTCCACGCACCAATAGTATCTTCAGGAGGAACAGCGAAGCTAAAGTATCCCCAGAAGGGGCCAACCGTTATCTCATGGTAGTAGCAACGCGACCGATCATGATTTGATAATTTTACGAATGCCACTCCTGGCTTCAGCGAGTAGTTCCAGAACGCGACCATGATCGGCTTGCCAGCGCCAGCACCAAGGCCCCAGCCGAAATGCTCAATGCGATAACCCTCCGTCTTGTGACGCAATAACGCATAGTCCGTATTGGCAATTGTCGCCATTCCTGTGTTAGCATACATATAGATCGAGGTGTTAATTCCAGACAGTCCGCAGCCGCCCTGCGCGGAGGAGATGTTCGCCGTATTGGCAATTTGCGATACTTGCAAATCCCACATATCGACCGGGAACACGGCGGTGCCATTATTCGGAGCGGCGGCTGGCACGCCCATCTGCCAGACCCTTGAGCCACCATTGATGCAGATATTGTGGCGCGTGTCGAACGGCTCGCGGATGTCGCCTTGCGCGACCCATGTTCCAGTCACCTTCAGCCACAACGTCCAAGATGGGGTCGTGGTATTTAACGCATAGTCCCCATCCTTGCCGATAGCCGGATCAGGAACACTCCCGCTGAACGTGTAGATGGTCCCGGCTTCGGCCATCTGCGACAGGAAGTCACGCAACACCACCTGGGTGATGGCGGGATCGTACCGCTGCCAAGAGTTCTTCAAGATCATGTAGACAGAGTTAGTTACCGTCGCTCCCGCCCAGGGAGCCATCAATGTGAGTTGGTTAAATCCTGCATTGACGCTGGAGATGTAGGCTTGGGTTGCACCGACCTGCAACGTGTCACCAATTATTACATCGACAAAGATCGCACCGGCGCTGGTAACCGTGGCCGAGCCATTGGTCACTGTCACCGTGCCGAGGTTGTAAATCTGACCGAGCGACATTCACATCCTCGCGCTGACTTCTAGATTCCCAGCACTTTGATACGTGCCGATTGATCGACCAACTATAAGGGTTGATAAAGTTGAAACTGCGTCAATCTCAAGCAAAGCAGTGGTTGAGAAATTGTTGGTAATTGTAGCAATAGTTGTCGCTGTGCTACCGTCATAAACGCTGATTGGTGAAGTCAGTAGAACTGCCGGAGCAACCCGCATCGGTACTGGATGGAGGCAATTCATTCGACCGAGTGCGTTGCCGCCAGTACCGCTAACAACACCCTGTAACGGCGGAATGCCATTGTAGAAGTATCGCTGACAGATTGCTAACTCTTCATTATAAGGCCGCATCAGCTTCGGCAGATCACTCACGAGCGGCAGCTGCGTTCCAGCCGAGATGAATACTCCGGTGATCGCAAACGCATTACCAGCGGTATTAAATAAATTCGACGTTGCGTTGAGAGTCTGAACTTTGTTGAAGGTGCCCCAGGCATCGAGCGCCACGACCGGAGCTGTCTCCTTACCGTCGGCAAATATTTCAAACGTCAGACCGACACCGTTGCTCTTGTTCCAGGTACCAGCCGTGTCGGGCGGCACGTTGAAGGCGACATAGTTCCAATTGTTGACGATTGCGAACTCATGATAGTAACAGCGCGACTGATCGGCATTCGACAATTTGGCAAAGATCGTTCCAGGTCCAAGCTGATTATAATAACGAAACGCCACGACAATCGGCGACGCAACACCGCCAGGCATCAATCCAGAATCACCGCCCCAGCCCCAATGGGCAATCCTATATCCCTCGATCTTGTGCCGGAATTTTACAAAGTCGCCGCTCGCTGGAGCTGAGAAATTTGCCGCATTGGAAAAATAACAGCACTGCGGAAACTCCCTGGATGCGGCAGTCTGCGTTGACCAGAAAGAAGCGGTGGCGTGCTTGAACATTCCCTCCCAGCCGTCAACGATATTCCGCGCCACGTTGTTAGTGAGAAAGTCAGTCGGGATTTGTCGCACCTCCATCGAGGTGTTCCACGCGACGTTCTGCTGGACGCCATGCGGCTCACGGAGATCGCCCTGTAGTACCCAGACGCCGCCAACCTTGAGCCATAGGGTCCAAGCGGGAGAATTAGTCCTCAGTGCGTAGTCACCATTGTTGCCGATGTCTGGGTTCGGTGTGGTCGCGACCGAGTAGATCACGCCCGCGGCATTGATCTTCTGCAGCATATCGCGGACCCATGATTGGGTGATCGCTGGATCGTATCGCTCCCAGGAGTTTTTCAATATCATATATGCCGCGCCAGCGGCAGTGGTCCCGGCCCACGGGGCTTTCAAGGTGATAACCGTCAAGCCTGGATCGACACTCAGGATGAAAGCTTGCGTCGTGCCGACCTGCAGCGTATCGCCATTGATGACATCATTCCAGATAACTCCGGCACCCGTAACGGTGGCTGAGCCATTGGTAACAGTAACAGTACCTGTCGTGTAGATTTGCCCGAGTGCCATCAGCCTAAAATCTCGTATTCGCCGCTCAGCCAGAACGTCCCAGCGCCAGTGAAGGTGCCATTGTAGTACCAAAAGATTGATTGAGTTGACCCAGAATACATCAGGCCTGTGAGATCAGCCGCGCCACCAGTCATGCCATGGAATGGCGTATAGTCCGCCGCCGGGAACGGCAGGTAAAATCTTATCCAGGCTCCTGCCGATCCAACATTGGTGATGTCGAGTTGATACCGCCACTTGCATGTTTTTCCAACAAGGGCGTAGTAAAAATCATTCCTGCCAATCCCTCCAAGCGCCCCAACGCCGGAATCAACTGGCGGATGATACAGAGTCCATGATGGCCGGAAGAAGTTTGGATTGACCTGGATGTTCGCTCCAGAGGCAATGTTATTTATATTAGTCACGTTGCCATAATAGTCATTTCCCTCGACATAGACGTAGGCAGTGCTGCCTTCAAAATGCAGTCCCTCATTGTTCTGACCATACCCGCCACACGGCCCAATCCGGTTCGAATTGATTCGCGTTCCTCCATTACCGAATGGAAGTGCCGACACGTTGGAGAGAAAGATACCATAGGCGTTGCCACCGATGCTGCAATTGTTAATGCCGAGATTTTTGACGTTATTGCCGATGGCGATAACTCCAGAATGGGTATTGCCCATCATCTGGCAATTGTTAAAAGTTATTCCTTCAACGAGAGACGGCGCAGTAGCTGAGAGCGCGACACCATGCTGCGACCCAGTCATGATATTGCAATCGGTGAAGGTGCTGCGGCCAACCGCCCCACTCCCACCAGGAGCCATGTAGACATTAACCTCTGAACCATATTCAAACGTGCATCCCTGTACCGTGACCCGATTGACGTTCTGACCCGAGCCAGGATCAAACAGCATGCAATAGCGCGCGTGATTAAAAACGCAATCGGTGATGCTTGTCTTGTCAGGATTGTGCCGCATTAATATTTGCGCGTAGGGCAGCGGCGTTGCTGGACCGTCGCAATAGACCTTATCAATGAAGATGGTGCCTTGGGCATTGATCATCACGATACCGTAGCCATTCCCAACGGTACTATCAATAGTGCCGTCCTTGATGGTGAGATAGTAGCCTGCGTTGTCGATCTGGATGCCGATCCACGCACCAGCAATAAGAAAATCCTGGATCGTGATGGCATTGCCGGTGGTCATGAGATTGATGCCGCCAGTGCGTGCTACCGCGTTGACACATGCGATGTCCCTAAAATACTGAAAGCCCTGCAGATTGAATTGATGATTAGTAGCGTGCGTCATCTTGAAGAACGAACGGCGAGCACCATCGCCATACACATTCACACCGGACGGTACAGTGATCACATTGGAATGACGATACACGCCAGATGGCAAGTAGGCATTAAGCCCCATCGCATTGCAGTAGTTCACCCAATTGTTGAAGAACGTCTGGTTGTCGGTGCTGTCGTCACGCTTGGCTCCAACCGACAACGCGCTCAGATATTGCTTATTGCAGTATTGCCACCATGCACCATCTGCCGACTGAAAACCAAAATGACCGGCGGGTAATCCCCCAACCTTCTTGAACTCAATCCGCTCGCTGTCGCCAACGGCATAATAACCCGCAATGTTGATCATCTGGATCGACGGCGCGATGGTCGCCGCTTGTGCCAACGCCATCGTATCGTAGGACGATGTTGGTGGCGCGGAGCCACCGGATGGAGGTGCCTGGACAACCCAAGCGCCAGAAACCTTCAGCCACACAGTCCATGGCGAACTGGTTCGTAGCGCATAGTCACCTTCATTGCCAATAGCAGGATCAGGAACATGTCCCGGTTCAACGGCATAGAACACACCAGCATCTTCGAGCTTAAGCATAAACTCCCGCAGCATCACCTGGGTGATCGAGACAACATACCGCTCCCATGACATCTTCAGGATCAAGTAAGCTGCGCCAGATGCTGTGGTCCCGGCCCAAGGTGCCGCGAGCGTAATCACCGTGAATGTTGCATCAACACTCGACACGATAGAAACATATGGACCGACCTGGATGAAGTCGCCAATCAACACATCCGACCAGATCACCCCTGCGCCGGTGACGGTCGTGGACCCATTGGTAACGGTGACCGTGCCGACATTGTAGAATTGCCCGAGTGCCATTTGTTTTTATTTCCTGATGCGCTCTTGCAGTCGCTTTGCCATATTTATCCCGTCTGGACGAGCAGGCCACGCCTTGATCTGTTCGATGTGGCTTAGTCCTTTCTTTGACAAGTCGCGAAGCTGTTGGCGGTATTCTGTCCAAGCATCAGTTTTTTCTTTGCTTAACCGGCCTGGAGCAAACATCGAATCTGTCGCGTGAAGCTCACCGGCGATAGCAACCTTCACTTCATGTTCAGTAGGAAGTTGCGCGTTGTATTTTTCTTCCTCGGTCATCTCAACAATTTCGCCATTCTCAACCTTGTGTTTATTAGTATCAAGTCCATTAAATGGCGTATCCAGATCGATATAATCCTGACCGTCCCTGGTTGTAGGAATGCTGCTGGACTCCCAGCCGTTAACTTTTCCGGTAGTAGGATTATAGAACACGCGAAAGTTATTCATCGTTTCATGATCTGGATTGTTAGAAGTTTCGTGTAAAACGTGACGCCACTATAGTTAGCCCATGCGGTCATCTGTGCGGTGGTCGTCTGCGGTCCTCCACTTCCGGTCATAGCAACGGCATAATTGAAAACAACAGGCCATGTCCTACTTGGCTCTGACGCGAAAATGGCACCCTCAACTCGACCACCATTGACATATAAAAATCCGCCTCCTGCGGCAAGCACCGGCGTAGTGTAGTCCATCCATCCGGAAACAACGGCATAATATCCGTATCCAGGTTCCAGGGTAACTGTGTTACTGACCCCCAGCACAAGAGCTTCACCATCAACGTTAAAAGGATTAGTATCAAAAGCTATTCCTGGTGCTGTGATCGCATTGCCGGCAACCTTGAGTGTATCAATCGACGCATCGATGATCTTCGCATAACCAATATTAGCGTCCGCGATCTTGGCATAGGTGATCGCAGCATCGGCGATAATTGCGCTTGCCGCAGTGATGGTACCAACGACCATCTTCTGCGCAGAGATAGACCCGTCAATATACATATCGCCGCGCAGCGCGACCTTCGCAGTACCATTGACGTTGCCGATCTGGAATACCGTGGTCGGAGCACCACCACCAACGCCAGGAAAGGCTACTCGGAATATGTCGCCAACAAACGTCCAACTCGCAGTCGAGCCATCATTCAATGCCTTGAGACTAGAGACGTAGCCATTAACATCGAGCGTTACCGAGTAGCCTGCGGCTGCGACCTTGCCCGAGACACTAGCAATCGCTACCGAATTGGTGGTGACACTCGCAGACAGCCCTGCAACTTGCGCACTCGTGGTAACCGTGTAACTCGCGAACGAACTCTCAAGAGTGCCGAACGCTACACCATTGATCGAGACCTGTGCGCCAAGCGCATTGATCTCCTCGTGGAGTATTTCTTTCGTGCCTTGATTATCGAGCCAGTTCTGCGCGTCCTGATCGGAAGCAGCGGCAGCGATCTTTTGTTCAATCGCGGCGAGCTTATCACTCGCATCGGTGAACTGCTTCGTGACAAGGTTGCGCAACTCCTCCGAGAAGTGTGCCAATACAGTCCGCACATCTGGCGTTGTAACAGGAAGCCAAGTGGACCAAGCGGACGGATAACCATTCTGGCTTTCAAATCTGGCGCGGACCTCGTAATTGGTACCTGGGTTCAATCCACCAGCGATAATAACATAACCACCAGTGACATTGGATGTAGATCCAGACATAATTGTGCTGGATGGATCGGCCGTCAAACGCACCTGCCACAGGAGATTAATCGAGTCAGCATCAACCGGATCAGTCCAAGTCAACTTGATTGCCGGCTCACTAGTGGTATTGGCTCCGAGATAGACAAACCCAACAACGACAAAATTGCGAACGATCTTCGCTCCCGGTTCACGCATAACAATCTGCATGTCAACAGGAGGTATCTCAAGCGTGGTAGACCAATCATAATCGGCAGGATCAACCTCAGTGCATGATACTGTGACATTTAGACTTGAATCATAGTCAACTGAATCAATCTCAAACAGCTTGGTCGTGTAGCCGTTGCGGACGCTATTCCATTCAAACACATCGCCGGGCTCAAGCATCGTAGCAATAGGCGGCAACGGGATAATGTGCTTCCGCTCGCGGCGAACTCTTTGTAACAAATTCACCTGCAACCGCTGTATCTGTGTTTCAGATTGAACCATTCCTGAAATTAGATCAGCAGGCAACCGCCGGCCATCTTCCAACTCCATCGCCGCATCGCCACGTGGCGGCGGTATCTTCTCGACCCAACCATCCGCTGGCGATGTGAATTTGGCAGTGACGTAATTTACTCGCTCAGATAAAGGTAGTACCACGTTAAATGTATCTGACTTGTTAGCGAGCAAATCACCATCTGTGAATGTAAGTGATGGAACGCCAGGAGCACCGATATATAACTTGAAGACGCCGCCAATCTCAGTAAGCCGTCCACCACAGGCCTTCAATAGCGCCTTACAAGCTTCAAGCGGCTCAACATCAATAGCTATTTCTCCGCCTGCCCTAAATTGTGGCTCTGTTCCTCCCGACGCAAGAGCTATTGATACATCGCATTCATTCATCGCCGCAAACCAAATATCAAGCGGCAATTGATATGCTTGCGTGCCTTCTAGGCCATAGAAAATCTTGCCACCGTAATAGATACCTCGCAAAATGTTATAACATATTACTGCTGGGTTGTCGCTGAACTCATAAGTTGCCGGATTACCCCAGGCATGAGAACCAGAACCGCCAACCGTTGAATCCTTGCGCGGATCATAAAGCTTTGCACCATCAACGACCCAAGTCCATTGTAGCGGACTTTGTATCTTCTCACCGTCATAAATCGAATGGATACGGACATAACATACGCCAGTACCAATACTACCATCATTCCAGGGATAATCAACATCACTAGCAAATACGCCGGAGGCAAATGAATCAGCAGTCGTCTGATTACCATCTAGGAAGCGCACTCGCAGCTTGCCACCATAGTTGGTCAACGGACCAGCGGTGTATGCGCCATTCTGATCGGTGCTGCCATAAGCCGGCAAGCCAAACTTAGCAAAATAAGCATCTGGTGTAAGCACACCTATACTGTCGGTGTAACCTTCCGCCCATGCACCTTCGTCCGTGCCTATTGATTTGAAGGCTACCGGCAAACCACTTACAAATGCTCCTGCTAGGCGAGTACAAGGGTAATCAGCCAGCGAGATAATCTCAATCAAATCGGAATTATCAACACCATCAGTATTGCCATAAGTATTTGTATAGACCCTTGAGCCAGCAACTACTGCGCGTCCAAAGATAATAGAATATGGAATATCAGAATCAGCTTTGATATTAAGAACCGCGCCACCAACATCTTGGTTAGCCGCCTCTTGAGGTGTCTCTGGCGGCTTCTTCGCCAGCAATTTGCTAGCAACGTAGCTAATACCAAAACTAACCGCAATGCCGATACCATAAGCGATCACGTTCGCAAGAAAGACACTACCAACCAACGGTATGATGAACGGCACGAGGAATGCCGCTTCTGCTGGAGATACCCCCAACAGATACAATCCCGAAATGAGCGCAAGTAACAAAGTCATTCAACAACTCGAAAGGCTCGCGAAGCCTTCGTCAATGGTTGCATTCCAACGCCAGATTGAGTCCTTGCTATGATCTGTGGTCCAAATACAACGCCCAATGATTCTGTACCATCACCATTATCAATGAACGCCCAATCTCCGGATTTGGCCATTGCTACGGGAATTTCCGGAAACATAGCCGCCGCTCCATCTCCAAGAGTTTTCCATTCATTATCTGACATAATCTTGTTAGCGCCCTTTTGACTATCATAATTACCACGAATGCCTTTGCTCTTGTCCTTGCCGGTCAGAAGCAAAGCCATATCAGCGACAAACAAGAAACAATCTGTCTTTCCCCATTCAAAGGGAATAGACCGCTGGCGAAGATACTCTTCATGAATGACACGACGGACATTGATCATCCAATAGGTGCCTTCTTGCCGAAATAAAGCGCCTGTTGCGCTTGTCCGGATGTGTAGTCGTAGAACATATCATTCACATAGCGCTGCTTAAGCGATCCTGATGATCGTGTCTCGGTGCGTCGTATTGTAAGGGCACGGGCGATTGATTCACATGTTAGTGTAATATTGCTAGCCCCTCCAGCTTCACCAGTATGTATCTCAACGCCATCTACAACGCCAATGAACCTTTGAATAAGCGGCGCCAAGATTGTATCTGTCGCCGTGTCCCATATGCCGAGCGAAACGGTAACTGGACGTTGCGAGACTTGATAGCCACGTACAAGCGCCACAGACTCAGCCGCAATACCAGAGATTACAATAGTCAATCCTGGAATTGATAGGTCCGATTTAGCCGAAAGCGTAGCAACTTGGATAACGTTGCCTGATCCATAATATGACCGACCGCTAACTGTGATGATACCTACGTCATCCCAGAACCCAACTTGATGCGGGGTAAATCCGTCATTAAGCGTAGCATCAAACCAAATGAAGATGCGCCGCTTTACCCGTCGCGATTGTAATGCTATCTGTTGCGCTGCTGTTAGTGCTAACACATAAACCTCACAAAGTTTGTATTGCCTTGAACGAGATTGAACCAACCGAAGCATTTATATTTTCAGAATAGCTCTCCGGCAAAACGATCATTCGCGCAGAAGCCCGAAACACCGTAACAGTCGCCCCATTAGAGAAACCGGCACGGACCGCAGGACGCACTTCAATTGTTAGTGAACCACCGCCAGATGCGGTGCCGCCTTCACTAACGCGATGTAAAGCCCGCACAGTCGTACCGCTAGTATAATCAAATGACAGATAATCTCCCGGCGATAAGATAAAACCCGCAGGCAAGCTCCCAAGCACGATGGTGTATGGAAGCGTCACTGATGTTAGAACACAAGTACCAGTGAAGCCTCCAAAAAAGCCTGTGTTTGCGTAGGCTAATGGATATTGCCGGTATTGATCGTAGCCATAAAATTCTTGAATCGAGGACAACGTATCAAACCAAGCACGGGCAACTCCCATTTTGGTAGCGTCCATCGCTTCTGAGCGCCATTCTCCAAGCCATAGATTTGGACCGATATCAAGAGCAATCTGCCGACCTGAACGCAACGGAGATATTTCTATCATCGGCTTCAAGGTAAATGTGAGACCAGAAAGACGGTCACTTAGCTCAGATGGTATTGCCCTTGGGAAGGTGATTGCCATTTATACACCTCCCACTCTGCGGCTCCTGGCGTCTTGCATAGTCCGGATCACGATGCTTGGTATCTCCCTTTGCCGCGCCGCAATACGCTCATCGATCATTGCTACGGTTTTTTCTGAAGCGTCGCCTTGAATAATGATATTGGTACCGCCGATGTTTACTCCACCGCCGCGACCATAGCTTTGCGTCTCCTCGCGACTAAGCACACGCTCGCCAGGATGAGCGATGATTGGAACGCCACCATCGGTGATCATACCACCACTTGCAAAGTGCGGAGCGTTGTCAAAGTATGCTGAATGAACCCACGTTGGCGTGCCTCTATCTCGACCAACAAGGCCACCTCTTCTGAAGGCTCCTTCAATTCGCCAGTTTTGCAGATCAAGGAACGATGGACCTGCCGCATCAATTTTTGCATCTAATGGACTATATGCTCCTTCACTCATAACCGTGACATCTTTATCCCCGCCACCTCCACCACCACCAACTAATTTAGTTAGTGCTCCAACTCCCGCTCCACCGCTTGCTGCTCCAGCAGCGCCAGTTATAAGACTGCCGATACCACCGCCGCCACCAATTCCGGTCAGCGCGGCTTTCAACGCCAGAGCGATAGGCTGGAGGATCAGCATCTGGTTCATCATACTGAGTAGCGTGCGAATAGTCTGTAAGCCAAACTCCTTCATTGCCTCGCTTGCGGACTTGGTACCCATCTGGAAATCAAGCAGAGCGTTATTCATGTTACTGAGACCGACGATGGCGACTTGATCGAGTTGCTTGTTCAAACTAGCCGTCTCATTGATGAATTGTTGCAGATGCGGCAAGCTTGATCCATAGACCTTCGCGGCTTCTGCGGCCTCCTTGGCGTGACGAGCATAATTGCTCATACTTGTATTAGCTTCTTGCTGCGTAAGATGTCCCTTCATAACTTCAATGTTTAATTCCTTCTGCTTTTGAATCATAAGCTCATCGGCAGTAACAATACCATTCGCAGCACGAACCTGCAGGATGGTATTAGATCGAGTTGCCTCTTCAACAGCCTTTGTTTCTTCAAGTATGTTCTTCGCCTGCCTTGAAGTTATCCCAGCGCCAGCCTCTCGATTGGCCTTCTCAATCTCAAGACGCTTCAATTTAACAATATCCGTGATCCTTGCTTCCTCGCCAAGCAAATTGATACGTGCTTGTAGAGCGGACATTGCCTCATTTGACTTAAACGCAGCAAGTGCTCGATCAGCATATACCCGGAATGATTCGCCATTCTTTGCTACTGCTGCGTCTAACTCCTTGACCTTGAGCGCAAGACGCTCTGCTGGCGTTGCCGCATCGCCAAGCACCTCCATCCATTTCTTAGTCTCATTATATGCTCTGATGGCGGCTTTCCTCGCCTCCTCTAAAGTTTTCTCTGGAGTGGCTACTGGAAAGACCGTGATTGCTACTGGTGATCGCGTTCCTCCCCGTGTTTGCGTCTCGTCCGTCGATTGCGCGGCAATCTTTGCAATAGACGTAGCAGCCGATAATAGTTTCTCAGAAGCCCAATTAAGCAATTCCAAAACCTTCCCGGAGAAAATCTGAATGATTGCGGTACGCGCCGCAGCCATGTTCTTGGTAATGCTATCCCCAAGGTCATCGAATTTTTTGGCGTTCTGCTCCGTGATATTCTGCAACATGTTCAAATCAGATGTGAGCTTGCCTAGTCCTCCACCCTCTTGCGACGCTCCAAGCAAGCGAGAAATGCCGCCACCACCTCGTCCGAATATTTGTCGAGACAGAACAAGAGCCTGTTCCTGCGAGCCAGCTTTGGCCGCCTTGGCTACCAAGTCCCACGCCTCAGCAAGATCAGTTGTTTCTGAGATTTGTTTAGCAATAGCTGGATTCATCAACAGAAGCTGCTCGTAGACTGGACCTGTTGCCTCCTTAACATTGTCCATCTCAAATGAGAATTTTTCTAATCCCTTTGAGACAGAATTAGCAGACACGCCAACCTCAGCACCGGCCTTCTGCAAAGCTTGAATTTGCGTCGTTGTAAACGTTGTCGTCTCAGCAAAGTCTCTTAGCTCGCCCGCCTTGTTAGCCATCTCCAATGCGGCCTCTGCAGCTTTATGAAAGGCAAAAGCCAAAACGCCAAGCGTACCAGCAATCGCTACTCCTGCTACGCCGAATGATCGTAAGGCGGTTGTTATAATTCCAAAGCTACCACTAGCCAATGTGTTTTGCGCAACGACCTGCGTCATAGCATTCTTGACGGCATTGATTTGAGTAGCATGTCGTTCCATGCCGCCAGACGTTGTCCTCGCACGAATATCCATCTCATGTAATTTAACTTCAGTGTTTTGTGCCTCCTTGTTGAACGCCTTGAGTGAAGCTGTCCCTTTATCCAAAGGAGCAGAGTCAACGGCAAACCCAAGCTCAGCAACAGTAGCCGCCATGTGGTTCTCACTTCAAGAGATTATCGAACAAATCCGGAGTCATGTCTTTTGGAATGACTTCTTCTGTCTTGTTACCATTAGTCCACGACACATAATAACTATCTAGTCGCCGAATGACAAGAAGCTCAAACGGACTAAGTTGTACGTGATTGAGTTTCTGCCAAGCAAGATACTCACTCGATTTAACAAAGCTAACTGGATCAAAATCTCTGTCTCTACTGATAGACAGAAACCAATACCACAGATAGCTCAACTCTGGCGGTTCATCAGTATTTGGACTAGCAAACTGAGCCCGACCGAAATCAATTAGCTTTTCGGCAAGGCCTTCGAAAAATTTGCTCGTGCTCCGCAAAAATCGTTGCCTTGCTCGAACAACCATCGATACTTGTTGTAGGCGATCCGGTATTCATCCGGCGTATTTTGAGCGGGCGTCCCATCTGATAATGGAATGTCCCATTCCTTGGTGGCTACAACAAGTAACTCAATCGCATCCTTATCCAAGGCGGAAGCAAGCTGCGGCGATCTTGTCCGCATCATTGTTAGTGCCCGTCGATCTGCTTGCTGACGGGACACGCGCACGATCCGCTCAGAATCAGAACCATAATAGGTAATGGTCCACGGTCGCCCATCAGGCCACCGTAGCACCTCACCATCGATATAACTGCGCACTTCCATAGTGGCTCCTTCTTCAGAGCCAACTGTGGTATCAAAAGAGTCAAGTCCAAGGCTTCGATTACTCACAGGGTTACTCCTGGTGTTTGGATGCGAAGGCTGAGAACCGACGTTGACTTTGCCAAGCCAAGAAGGTTCACCGTCTCACCCGTGGTTATCATATCAGTTTGTGGCTGGATACCGCCTGGCGTCTCCGACAGATAGTAAGGCGAACCAGCGACAAGCGTCGCACCGATCGTGACATCGCCGGAAACGGCAACCTCAATCGTCTGTCCCGTGCCGGCGCTGTTGAGAGCGATGCCGCCTGGCGTCTTAGACTCAACCGTTGCGCCATTGTTGTCAGCAAGCTTCCATTGACCAGTGGCGGCTTCCCGATAGACAACTTGGCCGGCTGTGATAGAGGCGCCAGCGATGCCGCCTTGAGTTGAGGCGTTACCTGCTGCGACGACGCTTGCCGGTGTTATGGTGAGATCAACCATTTGACGAACTCCATGAGTTGGAAGAAAGAAGGATAGAGATGAAGCGCGACGATCATGTCGCAGCAACACGAACAACGTTAGAGTTGATCTCCAACGTAGCGTTGACTTCACGGATGGTATTGGCGCCACCGCCCTGATCTTGCGCCGTCATAGCCAAGGCGATGAAGTATCGCTTCGACGGAGCGCCAGCCGCTATCTGATCATTCAGATCAATGCGGAAAGCATAGTTGTTCTTGTTATTCGGCTGCGATGCCGCCAGAAGAGCGATCTGTCCCGGATCAGTCGGTTGCGACGCAAAGACGTTTTGCATCGTGCCGGCGTTTGCCGTGCCCTTCTGTTTGATGTCACGGCCACGATTGATAATGGCGGTTGTGATGGCTTGCGCCGCGTCACCAATAGCGCCCATCGTAGACCAACCGTCAATTTCGGTCCAAACCTGGGACGTGAAGTCAGATTCAATGAAGTCAGTAGGCTTATCGGCGAGCACACCGCCGATGAAGATATGGCAACCTGCGACTGGATAGAGAGCCATCTAGTTTTCTCCTTCAAAGATGATTTTAAGCGGTGGGTCTTGCGTAGCAACGGTACAGAAGGCGCACTGGGATGATCCACCATGAACCATCTGTAAACCCTTGAGTGACTTGTGGAGACTCATATAGCGTTACCACGAAGTCATCATCGATGATTGTGGTTCCGCGTTTGAAGTAAGCAGCAACGTCCGCAGCGATCCGCCTTGGCTCTGTGTCGCTACCCCTGATGCCGCAGAAGACATCAAGTTGAAAGATACCATAGTGTTGCTGATAAGAATTATAAGGAATACCCAGCGCGAACGATGGCGCAGGAATAAAAGAAGCCCGCAGATATTTTGCCGTTGGCGTAGGTGTTGGTGGCGTGAAGTCTTTATTTGGCTCAGCCAACGGGAGACTAACTGAAGTGGCGAAGGCTCGTGCTTGTACGAGCAAGCCTTCCTCGATTGCCACTTCTGCTACGTCATCAACCATTAGAAGCCTCTTTGACTCGGTTCTTTAATTCATTGACAACTTGATTCACAGTCTGTGGCCATTGTATTACGGCTTGACCGACATATGCCCGTGGCGCCATCCTGGACGTTCCATATTCCACAAACCCAGCGTAGCTTGCCGTGTAGCCGACATAAATCGTTTGACCAACCTTAGCTCCAGCAATAGCCAACGTTACATCTCCAGGAAGGGCCGTCCTGCGCCGACGCGAACCGCCGCCACCGCTAGATTTTGAACTATCAATTCGCGGCATCTCACTAAGTGAAGCCCGGACAGAAGCGCGAAGAAATCCAGTATCAACAGGAACAAGGCTCTGGGCTATTGATATTGTACGTCTTGTACTCTCACGGAACACGGCAGTCATGCGCTGTTCTGTTGCGCGAACCCAATCGTCAATTTGCGCACCAAAGGAAAGATTATTGGCCACCGAAAAACCTCTCCATAAGTATATGGATCAATACCAGAACCGCCCCAGCAAGAACAATTACTGAGACTGTTATGAATATGAACCACATCCAGTCCGGCATTGCATCATTTCACTCCGGCAAGAAAGTCAACGATTGGTTCGCGCCAGCACCGGCAGTTAATTACCTCATCTGCGGGTCCATTTGGATCACCAGGATACATTAGCGCAACGCCATTGCCAGTAATGAACGGCTCATCTTGCCCGACTTGTTGACCGTCCATAACTATGTGCGATTCACGGGTACGATCATCGTGGGTTGCGTGCCATACATAACCGACATTCTCCGTGTCAATTGCGCCTTGCGAAATTCCTTGTCGCATCGCCTCATCCTGCGACTGATGCAAAGCGGCCATTGATTCGGTCCGTGCTATCGCTTCTGCGCGAAACTTCAATGCGCGGTTTTTGTACGATGTAACCATCTTCTCCCGCAACTCAGCAGGAACAGGCTCGCCTTCCTCCGCTGCACGTCTCACTGCTCCATCGAACCTTTTGTCTCTGAGCGTGCGGTTGAGCGCTGCCCCTGGCGCATCTGAGGCAAGTTCATCCCGGTAGTTGCGGACCCATTCCGCTTGCGATGAAGTAAGGCCAATTGTTCCGCCCTCACGGCGTCCAGACGCGCCAATACGTCCAACGAGATCGAGTGACGCAGTGCGCGGGTTGAGTCCTTTAGATAACCCATCTGTTAGATGCTCCCGGATCATATTGCGCTGATCTTCAAGTATCTCTGTAATTGACTTAGACGAATGTGCGCTAAGCCATTGCTCTGCACTTTGATTGCGAACGGAAAATTGAATAACGGTCCTGAAGCCTTGCGGGTTCCTCGTGACAGGAATAAGTCTAGCTGTGGCATTGCCTCCTGCTTCAAAGGCATTACCAATAGTCGCATCCCATTTGCGAAATTGCACGGGATCAAGACCAACAGCGCTAACAGCACCAGCCACATCGCCACTCTCAAGCATCCTAGCGATCTGCTGGATGTCAGCTCCCTTTCGCATATTCTGGACGGCATCGTTGAATGCCTTTTGTAGTTCGACATCCCAATGATCAATCAACCTATCAAAGAGACGATTGGTTCTAGCCTTCGCCATCATCCTCATCCAGCAAATTAGTAAGCCGATGTTGTAGCATAACGACAGCACCAAGAATCAACCCGGCATTGCCGATTGTGTTTTCTGAAACGCAGCAATTGATAGACGAGTTTGGCCGTACATAGGCAATTGCCACTTCAGTTATGTCTCCTGCCCTAGCCATTTTGAGGATCATTTCAAGCGTCTCAATCGCTGACTCGCGATCTGAGTCAATACGGGTCTTGAGCTTTACAACCTTTGGTTTTCTTCTCACATTCGTCCTCTGCATGTCCAGATTGCCGTTGCTGGATCAGTTGATACTTCAAGAACCATAAATTCTTGACCGCCATTGACCGTGATCACATCTCCAACCTTAGGCATAACCGATATGCTTCCTGCTAGGATCATGATCTTACGTTCATTCTCTGCTACCAATCCATCCGCGCGCAACGACATTGAATATGTTTCAACGAGTGCCTTACAAGAATGAGTCGCTGTTACAAATTCAATAGAGTCACCAGAGCCAACAACCTCAGTATCCCGTCTTAGGATTGCTGGAAAGAACACGTCAGTGAACGCCTTGTTAACCTGTGAAGCCATAGTGGCAATCGGAGAACTAGCCATGTTATTTTGTCTTCACTTTGAGTTTGACCGTTTGATCCCAAGTCCGTCCACCAGCCGTGATCACTCGATTAATCAATTTGTAGGTGGTACCTTCAGTTCCACCAGACAACCAAATTGTTGTTGTCGTCGTGGTAAAGCTATCGCTGTTCTTGACGAGACCATCAGGCACAATCCACGTTGATGATTGGAGAGTGTCGCCAAGGGTACGTCCAGGTTGCGCTGCATTCCCGGCCCAATTGAGGCTATAGTCGGCGACCTCATCGGGGTCTTTGTTATCCCACTTGCCTGATAATGCCACTGGTCAACTCGCTTTTTGTAGTACGGAGACAGTTTCATCTTCTATCAATACATAAGCCGTGCGTTGCTCAAATCTTACCAATGCTATTTGACTTTCATCTATAACATCTGCAACATGATCCGCGGCAATCTCGCTGGGGACGATAAAATCAAGAGAGAATATACCAGCACGAGCAGTAGCAGAAGCTCCAATCAAGAAGCCCGTAACATCAAACCTAAAGAGATTACCAGCAACCTTTGTCGCTTGTGCTCCGCCAAGAATAACACCACGGATAAGAGTACCAACTTGCGCCTGCGCTTGCGCACCTTGAATTGCGAATGCCGATACCCGCGCAAAGATCGCTCCAGCAGTAACTTGAACTTGCGCGCCAGTTAATACCGCGGTGATCGCCTGGGATATTGTAAACAAACCAGCCGAAGCAGTAGCTGAAGCACCAGTAAGCGATACGACCTTAGCAGTTGGCGCTGTCAACACTCCAGCAAAAGTTGTAACGAATGCGCCTTGTATATTGACGCTTATGGTACTTGCCGCTGCCGATGTGATCGTCCCAGCGCTCGCTGTGACTTGTGCGCCAGTCAAAGCAAAGATATCAGAGACGCCAAACGCTCCAGCGACAGTCGAAGCAGATACGCCAGTAAGCGTAGCAACCTTAGTAGTCAGCGCCGCGATAGCTCCAGCTTGCGCTGCCGCTTCAGCACCAGTAAGCGTCGATGGCCTTGCAGCAAGAGAGATAATACCAGCAGATGCCGTAGCTTGTACGCCTGGTACAGCAACGTTTGCCGTGCTTGCAGTATTTACAACGAGCGAGCCAAATTGCGCCGTGACTTGTGCGCCGACAAACGCAAAGACATCGCCTATGCCAAACGTACCAGCAGAAGCAGTAGCTTGTGCACCCGTAAGCGCAACGAGTTGAGCGACTGACGGTGCTATTGTTCCGGCTTGCGCCGTTGCTTGTGCACCGATCAGCACCTTGCTGATGGGTTCACCAAGAACACCAGCGGATATGGTCGATTGCGCGCCAGTCAGCGAAACAAATGTCGTGCTTACTGTGGTTGCTGTTATCGTACCGGACAGTGCCGTGACTTGCGCGCCAGTCAGAGCAAACGTATCACTCAGCTTAAATACGCCAGCGGTCGTAATCGCCTGCGCACCAGTAAATGTAACCGCTACAGCTTTCGTGACCGAGATACTACCAGGCATAGCAGTCGCTTGCGCGCCAACGATACCAACAGGTTGTATCTTAGCAACAGTCAAGCTACCCGGAGACGCAGTACATGATGCTCCAGGCAGCGTCTTGCTAATGGTCTCCCTTATGACGCCAGCAGAAGCCGCAACTTGAATGCCTGGAACTGCAACATTAGTAACAGTCGAGACAGCCGAGACACCCTTCAGCGCGGCCCAGGAAACATAGACGCGCGCCAAAATAATAGCGAACTGGAAGTTGCCAGCGTAGTAAGTGCAACCCGCTCCGGTAATGGCTTCAGGAATAGACTTGCCAATGACACCGGCGGATGATGTTGCTTGAACACCAATTAACGGAAGAGACTTAACAAATACGCCAGCGGAACTGGTAACAGAGACACCAGGAACCGCGACAAGCTTCGCTGCCGTTGTCGTCAGCGTGCCCGCCGACATCGTTGCTTGCGCACCAGCCAAGAAAACGCGCTGCTGCGCGAGCGATCCTGCTGACGCCGTAACCGATGCGCCAGTCAGATTTACTGAAGTGGTAGTAACAGCAATCGACTTGCCATCCCAGGTGGTATAGCCGCTCGCCGGTGGTCCACCTAAGAATGTGCCATCAAAGTTTGCATTCATCACTTCGCCATTGAGGCGAAGATCAATTGCCAGCGACAAACGACCACCACCAAGCGCCGAGATACTAAAGGTATTCCAAATACCATTCTGCGTGATGTTACGAACGGAAACAGTAGCAGCCGACGTATCAGCGGAGACAGAATACCAATCACCGGCAGCAATAACTTTGTCGTGCGTTCCTACGTTAGTGCCGCCAACATAAACAGGTCTGCCTGAACCAGTCCAGAAACCAATGCTGTTGTTATCCCAACCTAAATAAGCGGCAAGTGGCAATACCGATGCCGACGCATTCGCAACACCGATAGCACTCGAAGGACCGCCACCGCCGCCAGTAAACCGAACCTCAGCATAAAGCTTAGTGGTACCAACCGCATTGAGAGTTGATAATGCCAATCTATCAGAAAAATCTCCACTAAGCATAGTCGCTGTCAGATAATTGTTTGACAGGAAGATGGTTGGATAAGTTCGATCCGGATTAAAGAACGTAGCAGGATACGCACCCAACGTCCCAGCAGACATCGTCACGGACGCGCCGGGCAGATTGACTGCGCCTGTTATTGCCTTACCATCCCAAGTGGAATAACCACTCGCGGGTGGCGTCCCTAAAAACGTCCCGTCAAAGTTTACAGTAATTGCATCAAATTGATTGCCAATGGTAGCAGCAAAGCAAATTTCACCACTAGTTATACTAGAGATGGAAGCTGTAGCAGACCAACTGCCTGAATCTGTGATGTTACGAAACTGGATCGTGCCCGCGGTACGATCAACCGCAATACCAACCCAATCACCAGCACCAACCGCTGGTGAAACGACAACACCAGTATCAACACCATGATAAACAGCAGCACCATAAAGTCCAACTGAATTAGTGCTGTTACCAATATAATCGAAGCCACTTGTGACATCAAAAGTAGGTACCGCAACACCAACGCCTAAAGTTCCAGTCAGAACATCAAGATGAACTTCCGCATAGACCTTGGTGCTGCCGTGCGTCGGCAGAGAAAGAACACTCGCCAAAGTTCCTGCGTTGTCAGGCCTCGTTGCCGTCAGATAATTATTTGACAATACGAGAGTAGAAAACTTGCGATCCGGATTAAGGATCGTGCCAGGATAGCCACGCATACTCCCGGCAGACATCGTGACCGATGCGCCAGTGAAATTAACAACGCTCGTGAGCGCCTTGCCGTCCCAAGTGGTATAGTTTGTAGCGGGTGGCTCTCCTAGAAAAGTGCCGTTGCAATTTATAATTATTGAACGATTTATCAGAAGCAAAGAGAGTTGAAGAAAGAATGGAGCACTGCCCAAAGCGGAGATGGAAAAAGGATACCAAATGCCACTTTGCGTGATGTTTCTGAAATAAATAAGTGATCCAGGAATATCAACGGCAATAGCAATCCAATCACCGACCGTAGGAGCAGGGCTGAACGACCCTACAGATGCACTGTTTTGATAAACGTTACCATTGTAAAGACCAATTGAATCATTGTTGCCGCCCGGAAAATTACTAGTGACCGATGCGCTATTGCCAATACCTAAGCCAATACCAGAAGATCCAGAGGAGCCAGAAGCAACTTGCACCTCGGCATAGAGCTTGGTAGTGCCGGTCGCATTTCGAATTGAGAACGTTGAGCGGTCATTGAAATCTTGTGTCGTCTTGGTTGCTGTCAGATAATTGTTTGACAG